GCGGAATCGGAGACACCGAACTGGCATCTACGACCGTCACGGCGGGGTCATACGGTTCTGCTACTCAGGTGGCCACGTTCACCACAAATGAAGACGGTCGAATAACGCCTGCGGGAAACCCAACCAACACGGGCAAACCTTCCGGGCTTACAACCCCCCGAATCCCTTTTGCGTCTGGCGCTCCGAGCCTTAAAGATGACTCGCTGTTTTCTTGGAACAACATCATCGTTTTCACAGCGGCGCGCAGCTTGTCGGCGGCGAGCGCTGCGGTTGTCAGGGCGTTACCGTCCGTCGTGTTGAACAGCGCGCGGCTCGTCGCTGAGAGCGTTGGGTTGCTCAGCAGGATCGAGTACACCAAATCGGGCCGCAACCGCGCGGCCGCCATACCGCCCGCAATGGGGTAGTCCTTCAAGGCGCTCAAATTGTCGTCAATGATGTCTTGCTCGTCGATAACGAACTGGCCGGCATAGCGCGCGATGCGGTACGTTTCCCCCACGTCGGAACGTTCGTTGTGTTGCGCTTCGCCGCCGCGCGGCAGTTTGTTCAGCCCCGCCATCGTTGTCATGCGCGGGCGCTCGTTCGTTTTGAAGTCGGCCACTTCCTCTTCGCTAGTCCAGCCAAGCGTCGTATCGGACGCTTCCATGTAAGTCGACAACAGCAACGCGTTGACGTTGGTCGTGAAGATGTTGAACTTCCGCTCGCTGCCGTCCACGGAGTCCCGCTCGTCCTTGTAGCGCCGAACGGTGTTGCGACCACGGGTATGGAAGTTGGCGAACTCCTTCTCCGCCATCGTGATCTCGTCCTTCCATCGCCTATACTTGCTGTCGGGTGTCTTGTCGGTCTCCTCAACAGACTTGATCTTGCTGGCTACGGTATAGGCGTCGTGGCTCATTTCACATCCTTGTTGATTGTTGGGGCATATCATCCCACAGATCATTCAAACTGTAGCCCTGTTTGACCGTAGGTGCAACGGTAGCGCGTGGGGGTGCAATGGCGCTCATCCGACGGCCAAGTAGCCCGAGGGCGTCGATACCGTCGTCCACGCCGCTACCAACGCCGTTCGGGAACATCAGCAGTTCCTCGGTCAGCCAGCGGGCGAATGGTGCGTCGGCAGGGTAGAAGATTTTCCGGCGCTTGAACTGACCACAGAGTGGTGCAGCGCGAGTCTCCTTGTCCTGACCACGCATCGGCAGCATCTTCCACGGGACATGCACCCGCAACTGCTGCGCCTTGGTGCTGACCAGGTGGATCATCACCTTCGCCATGTTGTCGTCGTCAATCAGCCACTCGCGGGGGGCGTAGGTTTCGCAGTAGGAGACGATACGGGTGGCGGTCTGCTCGGGGTCCACACGTTTGCGGTCAGCTTCAAGAATGTCCCAGTTTCCGTCTGGGTCAATAGCCACAATGAAGTGTACCGTGTAGTCCCCTGTATTGACCGACAGAGCCAAGTCTGTAAGACCATAGATCGGTGTCTCCCCGGAGATGACCGGCGACGGTCGGTGACGGATATCATCGACGGTGATCCAGCTACCCGTATCGGACGGCGGTTCCTGCTGGTACATCGTCTTCCACGTGAACTCGTCCTTCGAGAGGTCGGTGACCATCTCTGGCGTGTACCACTCCGGCCACAGGCGCTCACCCGGTGCGCGACCCAGCGGGTCATTCTCGCCGGCCAGCATCGGCAGCACGATGGTCCGCAGGCGACGTGTGGGGTTCTTGGCGAACTCCTTCATCATGTACCCGGCCATGTCGTAGGCAGCCGTGCGCTGGCAGATGGTGATGATCTTGGCCGACGGCTTCAGGCGGCTCTTCAGGTCGAATTTGAACCAGTTGTGAATCTTCTCCAACTGCGTCGCGCTCTGCGCCTGCTCCCAGCCGGCCACAGGGTCATCGAGGATCGCCAGGTCAGCACGGAAGCCCAGGATGCTCATCCCCACACCCGCAGCGAGGAACTCCCCGTTCTTGCTGGTGCTCCACTTGCTGACCGCCGTACTGTCTCGTGAGAGTGTGCTGTGCTCGAACACCCGCGTGTGCTCCGGGGACGCCACCGTATCCCGCACCCGCCGGCTCCACTTCTCGGCCAGCGTGGCAGTGTGGCTGGCGAGGATCACGTTGTTGTCGGGGAAGTGTCCGAGGAACCACGCCGGCAGGCAGTGCGACGCGTACGTGCTCTTCGCTCCCCCTGGTGGGATGCAGATCACGCAGTCGTCCCACTCGTCGTTCAGTATCCCCCGCTCCAGTTCGTCGCAGATGTACCGATGGTGCAGCGCGGGGGTGACGCCCACCACCCGCCGCGCGTAGTCGGCCAGGTGCTGCTCGGCGTCCGCCCGTCGCGCTATCTCCTCGACGAGCATCTGCTCCAGTGCTGTGAGCGGGGCGGTCACGCCGCCTCCTCGTCCAGTGGGTCTTCAGGCGTTACGTCGATCGTATCGTCCCTCTCCGCGTTCCGTGCGAACACCCGCGCAGCCATCGCCTTCAACTCAGGCAAGCTGAGCTTCGCCAGGTCGTCCGCGCTGATGTTCGCATTGAGGCTCGTCTGGTCAATCTGGATGCGCTTGCTGTCCCCGTAGCGCTGCGGCGACCACTTCTCCATCAGGTACGTCCTGCTCTTCATCCTGAGTGCGCTGCGCTGCACGTCCTCCATCAGGGGCGAGCCGTCCATGTCCAGCGCATCGGCTATCGCCGTCAGTTCATGCGCCATCGCTTCAGCAGCGATGCTGCACGCCTCCTCGTACCTTTGCTTACGGGTTGGGTCGCGATTGATCCAGAACAGGAACCGACCAAGTTGTATCCCACGGGGGTCGTTGGCGATGATCGTGGTGAGTGGCGTACCTCCCATGATGCGCTCCAGGCTGGATTCGAACAGGTTGGCGTAGGTCTGATGGCGGAGCAGGTGCGTCTGCCGGCTGGGCGTGGGATGGGGATCGTCCGGCGTGGGCAGCTGGGGGGTTTGCATCCAGTGGGGCAGATCATCCACGGGTGCGACAGACGTGACGGGAATGGCCGATTGGGTTTCCATAATTCGGGGTTATACGTCAATCGTTTGATCGGTGCAAGGGGGTGGGGAGTGTTAAAAGTATCTTTGATTCTAGAATTTGAAAAATTTTGTGAGATTTACGAACTCACCGGCATCAGCGACATTGTTCGTGGCAATACGAAGGCGTCGGAAACCTTGGGGGCGCAAAATCTCAAGGCGCAGTTTGCATCTGTTCGCATCCAGAAGCTGCAGGATGAGGTGGCTCGTTTCGCCGAAGAGATTCTGCGGTTGAAGGGCGAGATCATCTGCCGCCACTTCGTTCCACAGCAGATTCTCAAGCTGTCGAACATGGAGTTCTACCCGGACATCCAAGACCCGCAGGTTATCGATGCTGCCATCCAACTGTTGAAGGGCGACCACGAGGCGTTCGAGTGGCGCGTCAATGTGCAGGCCGACAGTTTGGCGATGACTGACTACGCGCAGCAGAAGCAGGAGAAGGTCGAGTTCATGAATGCTGTGGCCACCCTGCTCCAGTCGGCGGCGACCACCATGAAGGCGGTTCCGGACTCCGCGCCGATCCTGTTCGAGTCGCTGAAGTTCTCCATCTCCGGCTTCAAGGGCGCACAGGAACTGGAGGGCGTCATCGATCGCACACTGGCCGAGATCATGCAGAAGATCAAGAACCCGCCGCCCCCGCCGCCCGATCCGGCGGTCGAGAAGGCCAAGGTCGAGATGCAGGTCAAGCAGCAGGAACTGCAGATGAACCAGCAGGCTAAGGCGCAGGAGATGCAGATGAAACAGCAGGAGCACCAGATGGACCTGCAGTTCAAGGCTGCGGAACACCAACAGTCGATGCAGATGGAGCAGCAGAAGTTCGAAATGCAGATGGCGCAGAACGAGGCGAAGGCGCGGATGCAGATGGTCGCCGATGCTCGCCGGGACGCCGAAGGAGCCAGCGATGCAGACTGATTACATGGACATCAGTTTCACCGTCAAGGAGTCCGAACTGATGGGTCGCCGGCTGTTGCGCGACCTGAAGACCGGGCAAATCTACTGGGCTGGTGAGTTCGTCGACATTCCGCCGGAGGTGATCGTCGAGGAGATGGTCGAGGAGGAAATCGAACTGTTGCCGATCAAGCCGGCCCGCAAACCGAGGAAGCCGAAAAATGGCGCGTAAATCCTACATTCAGATCAACGGGGTGCTCTATGACAAAGATGGACCGCTACCTGAACTGGCTGGACAGGGCAACAGATCGTACTCCGTTATGGGTGATCTACCTGATTTTGTCAGCCCTATCGATGGGACTGTGGTATCTGGCCGCGCTGGGCTTAGAGAGCATTGTAAACGCCATGATGTCGTCCCGACTGCGGAACTGAAGGGGTTGCCCGTCGGGCGTCCCCAGTACCAGCCCGATCGCGCCGCGATTCGGGAGCAACTGAAGCAGCAACTCTACAAATAAGGAAAAACCACCATGTCCGAAGAGCTACGCACCACACTGGAGAACGCAATTGAAGAACACTCTGAACCCGTTCAAGTCGAGAGTTCCCCTGCTCCTGAAGCGGCAAGTCCTGCGCCGGAGAGCACCCCATCCGCTGCGCCGGCTGCGGAGAGTGTGGCGTCCGATGCGGCACCAAAAGATGCTCCACCAAGCATCGAGGAGGTGGCTGGTGCTACGCCTGAAAAGGTGGAAAACAAGGATGAGACTCCAGCCGAGCGTGAAGCACGTCAGCGCGTAGACCGCGCGCCGCAATCGTGGAAGGGTGAGTCCAAGAAGCTCTGGGAAACCCTGCCCCTGAATGTGCGTCAGGAAGTCGCCCGCCGCGAGCGCGACATCACCAAGGTCATGAACGAAACGGCGCACGTGCGTCAGCAGGTCAGCCAGATGCAGGAAGTGTTCGCCCCGCACATGGACCGCATCAACACGGTCTACGGTGGTAACACAGCGACGGCGATCAACAACCTGCTCTCCGTCGAGCGCCAACTGTTCAACGGCACACCGCAGGACAAGGCACAGTTGGTTGCCAATATGGTGAAGCAGTTCAACATCGACATCTTCGCGCTTGATGCGGCGATTGCCGGCCAGCCCGCCCCTGAGGCGGTCGTCCAACAGTCGAACATCGAGCGCATTCTGGAGCAGCGTCTTGCGCCCCTGCAGCAGTTCGTTCAGTCGCAGCAGCAGCGCGAACAGCAGGCGCGCTACCAGCAGGAGCAGCAGGTCACCCAGACCATCGAGCAGATGGCCGTCGACCCGCAGTATCCGTACTTCGACGAGGTGCGTGACCTGATGGCGGACATTGTCGAAGTGAATGCGCGCAGGGGGATTGCAATCTCTCTTCCCGACGCCTACACTAAGGCGGTACGGATGAATGACGACACGTATCAGGCATCAACCGCAAGAGATTCGTCACAGGCAGCTACTCAAGCTGCGCTGCAAGCCCACCAGCAGGCGCAACGCGCCAAAGGAGCCGCAGTTTCTGTAGGCGGTGCTCCCGGTGCGCCCGGTACTAACGTCGGAAATCCAACTGATTTACGTGGGACCATTGCTAGCTTGATCGGCGACACAGGGAGCAGGATGTGAGCAGATTTCTCAGCACAATGACGAAGCAGATCATTGGGCCGGGACATGCGCTTGCCGACGCCAACCCCGTGCCGATATTGTTCAGGCAAACCCCTATTGTTGTTGAAGGTGTCCAGCCCACGACACCAGCCGGAGCGAACCCGCCCACCGGAAGTCCCGTGAGCACCATCCCGAAACCTCAATAGGAGAAGCCAAATGGCCTTCGCAAACCCTTCGATCAGTGATGTCATCGCGACCACGATCCAGAATCGTTCCGGCGTCATCGCCGACAACGTCACCAAGAACAATGCCCTGTTGTCCCGCCTGAAGCAGCGCGGCAACATCAAGAAGTTCTCCGGTGGTAACGTCATTCTTCAGGAACTGTCGTTTGCTGAAAATGCGAACGCGGGCTACTACAGTGGTTATGAGACGCTGCCGGTCGCCGCACAGGACGTCATCTCCGCTGCCCAGTACGACATCAAGCAGGCCGCTTGCCCGGTCACCATCTCCGGTCTGGAGCAACTGCAGAACGCCGGCAAGGAGCAGATCATCGACCTGCTTGAAGGCCGCATTGCCGTTGCCGAGTCCACGATGGCGAACCTCATCGCCTCCGGCCTCTACTCCGATGGCACCGGCTACGGTGGCAAGGAAATCACCGGCCTGAACCTCCAAGTGCCGATCAACCCCGCTACCGGCTCGCCGGGCGGCATCGACCGTGCCACGTGGAACTTCTGGCGCTCCAAGGCGTTCGACTTCACCACCAACGGCGGCGCGGCTGTCACCTCTGCCAACATCCAGACCTACATGAACACCCTGTGGGGACAACTGGTTCGCGGCAATGACCGTCCCGACCTCGTGATCGTGGATTCGGTGCTGTGGGGCCTGTACATGAACAGTCTGCAGGCCATCCAGCGTTTCACCTCCTCGCAGGACGCCAACCTCGGCTTCGTGACCACGAAGTTCATGGACGCGGACGTGGTGCTCGACGGCGGTATCGGCGGCTTCTGCCCCGCTTCCACCGGCTTCATGCTGAACACCAAGTACCTGTTCTACCGTCCGCATGCACAGCGCGACATGGTTCCGCTGTCTCCGGGCAAGCGCTACTCGGTCAATCAGGACGCCGAAGTGCAGATCCTTGCATGGGCCGGCAACCTGACCTCCTCGGGCCTGCAGTTCCAAGGCCGCATGAACGACTAACTGGGTTTGGGGGCGCTGTCCCGGCCCCCGTTTCTCTTGGAAGGAGAAAATCATGGCAGTAGCAGGCGCAAATATCGCCAATGCAGCAGGTCGTCCGGCCAGTGGTGGAACAGCATGGACCAGTCGTGTCATTCAAGACCCGATTGGTGCCTATGTCGAAGCCCCGACCGAAACCCGGTTTGCAGCGGCAACCAACTACATCGGCTTCCAGAACAAGCGGGCGTACAAGACCAACGTACTCGGTCAGGGTAGCATCGCTGCCACCACCACGCCCCCGCAGCCTGATTGGCAGGTGCCGACCAACGACAACGACGCGCTCGGCACAGCGGCCAATGGCGCACAGTGGGTTCGTGCGGCAGGCACCATTGCCGAGAACGCTACCTGTACCGTAACGGCTGGCGCGGCGACCTCGGGTGCCGGCACGTTCGAGTGCAATGTCGTCGGCGGCGTGGTCGCTGGTGACTTCTTCTGGGCCAACGTAGTGGCAGAGTCGTAAGATGCTGCCCGGTCGCCGCACGGCTGACGGCGCGTTGTTCGTCACCCAAGGCCCGCCTCCCGCCGGCACTCCGCTGGTGGGAGGCATTGCTGTCCGTGCGGACGGCACCATCTATGTGTCGCAGGCGTTCACGCCGCCGTTCTCCCCGCTCGACCTCTTCTCCTCCGGCGAGCAAGGCGCATGGTACGACCCAAGCGACTTCTCCACCATGTTCCAAGACAGCGCAGGCTCCACGCCGGTCACTGCGGTTGGTCAGACAGTAGGAAAAATCCTAGATAAGTCAGGGCGCAACAATCACGCCTCCCAAGCCACAGCGGCCTCGCGGCCTGTGCTTCAGATTGACGGCAACGGTAAATACTACCTTGGCTTCGACGGGGTGGATGACTCGCTGGCGACGTCTTCATTTTCAATGGCTGTGCCCAAGGCAAGCGTATTTGCCGGGGTAACAAACAATCAGTCTACGGGGTTTGCCCTGATTTACACGTTTGGGAGTAACCCATTTGGCGTCGACAACGGAGTATTTGGATTGTACGCCAACGTGGTCGGGGTTGGTGATTATGGTCCGGCTATACGCGGAACCACTCAATATTTAGCAAATACGTCCGCAGCGGCAATTCCAAGGACGAGCGTCTTGTCTGTTGCATACGATGCAACGTCAGCCACAACTACAGATGCCTTTTCGATTGATATAAACGGCGTTTCGGCGTCGCTTACCTACTATGGTGGTGGCGCACCACTCGGAACGGTTTTTGGCACATGGCCTCTGTATATTGGAATGCGCGGGACAGACGACAGCTTCTTCAACGGTCGTATCTACTCCCTGATAGTCCGTGGTGCACCCTCCACAACACAGGAAATCGACGACACGGAAACATGGGTCGCAGCTAAAACAGGAGTCGTACTTCCATGAGCAATTTTTCAGCTTCAATCCCCGTTGCCGACATGGAC